AAGCGAAATCGTAATGGACAAACAAAGTCTGGGCTTTATTCTCTCTTTGTCCCAATGGAATGGAACTATGAAGGATTTATTGACGAGTTCGGATTTCCAGTCTTTGATAATCCACGTGATGGAAAACGACTGGGACCAGACGGTGAACTGATAGATATAGGGGTCGTAACAAGTTGGGAGAATGAAGTTGAAGGTTTAAAAGATGACCAAGACGCTTTAAATGAATTCTACCGCCAGTTCCCCAGAACTACGGATCACGCTTTCCGAGATGAAAGCAAAAGCAGTCTCTTCAACCTCATGAAGATATACGAGCAGATAGACTACAACGGAGAGAGTAGGCATAGCGCTCATACTACTACAGGTAGTTTTGGTTGGGTGAACGGTATTAAGGATACACAGGTGGTCTTCCACCCAGATCCAAAGGGACGGTTTAAAGTAAGTTGGGTTCCTCCTACTCATTTGCAGAATAAACAAATAATAAAGAATGGTATTAGGTTCCCAGGCAATGATCATATTGGCGCGTTCGGCTGTGATAGTTATGATATTAGCGGCACTGTTGATGGCAAGGGATCGAAAGGAGCGCTCCACGGATTAACGAAGTTTTCTATGGAAGACGCACCTTCAAGTACATTTTTTCTAGAGTATATAGCAAGACCACAAACCGCAGAAATCTTTTTTGAAGATATGTTGATGGCACTTGTTTTTTATGGCATGCCTATACTAGCAGAGAACAATAAACCACGGCTGTTATACTACCTGCGCCGAAGAGGGTACAGAGGTTACAGTATGAACAGACCAGATAAGGTTTGGAGGAAACTGTCAGTTGCTGAGAAAGAAGTAGGCGGTATACCAAACTCGAGCGAGGACATTAAGCAGGCTCACGCCTCGGCTATAGAAATGTACATACAAAACCACGTGGGGCATCTAGGGGATGGAGACTATGGTACAGTGTACTTCAATGAGTTATTGAATGACTGGGCTAGGTTCGATATAAACAATAGAACTAAACACGATGCCTCTATAAGTTCAGGTTTAGCCATCATGGCTTGCAACAGACACCTATACGCACCAAACGCTAAAGTCGAAAGACAACCTTTAGGCTTGAGCATATCTAAATATAACAATAAGGGACCTAACTCCCAGATAATTAAATAAGCATGGCTGAGTCAGTATATGTAAACTTTCCTTCTCAAGCGGTTCCTGACCTGGAGAAAATGAGTACCGAGTATGGTCTCAAGGTAGCGAGAGCTATAGAGCAGGAATGGTTTAAGGATTCATATGGCAGTAGGTATAGTGCTACACAGCAGAAATTCCGCAACCTAAGGTTGTACGCTAGAGGGGAGCAGTCTATACAGAAGTACAAAGATGAGTTATCTATAAACGGCGATCTGTCATATCTCAACTTAGATTGGAAGCCAGTACCTATTATACCTAAGTTCGTGGATATCGTTGTCAACGGTATGGCGGAAAGGATGTTCAATGTGAAAGCATACTCTCAGGACCAGTATGGCGTGAGTAAAAGAACTGAATATATGGAGTCGGTGATTCGAGATATGGAGAGCAAGGCTTTCAATGACCAGGCGGCTAAGTTGCTTAGCGTTGATTTATATGAGACAGACCCTAGCCAGCTACCAGATACTAAGGAAGAGCTAGACTTACATATGCAACTCTCTTACAAGCAGGCAGTAGAGATTGCGGAGGAACAAGCTATAAATGTTTTACTTGATGGGAGTAACTACGATCTGATAAGACGTAGGATGCTTTATGATTTAACAGTGTTAGGAATAGGGTGTGTAAAAACAAACTTCAACTGGAGCGAGGGTGCAAAGGTAGAATACGTTGACCCAGCCGATATTGTCTACTCATACACTGACTCGCCTTACTTTGACGATATATATTACATCGGAGAAGTTAAGACTATTCCAATTAATGAGTTGGCCAGGGAGTTTGAGAACTTGACTGAGTCTGACCTAAAAGATATACAATCTAGGGCTGGATCTAATACCACCCGTGGCAGAAGGACAAACGAAACAGATAAAAACAAGGTCCAAATCCTTTACTTTAATTATAAGACGTACACTAACGACGTACATAAGATTAAAGAGACGGGCAGCGGCGGCCATAAGGCTATAGAAAAGACAGACTCGTTTAACCCGCCTACTGGTAAAGAAGGCGGTTATGAGAAGCTACAAAGATCAGTTGAATGCTTATTTGAAGGAGCTATGATCCTTGGGAGCGATAAGCTTCTTAAATGGGAGAAAGCGGAGAATATGATGCGTAGTAAGAGTGATTTTAACAAAGTTAAAATGAACTACTCTATAGTTGCGCCAAGAATGTATGAAGGTAGAATAGAGTCTATAGTTAGTAGAATTACCGGGTTTGCTGATACTATTCAGTTGACACACCTTAAGTTGCAGCAGGTTATGTCGCGCATGGTACCTGATGGAGTGTACCTCGATGCTGACGGACTTGCTGAGATAGATTTAGGTAACGGGACAAACTACAGCCCACAGGAAGCGCTTAACATGTTCTTCCAAACAGGTAGTGTTATAGGAAGAAGTCTAACGGCAGACGGAGATCCTAACCCAGGTAAAGTACCTATTCAACAGATATCGAACGGAGCAGGTCAAAATAAGATAGGTAGTTTGATACAAACGTACAACTACTACCTACAGATGATCCGCGATGTAACAGGCTTGAACGAGGCTAGAGATGGCAGTTCACCAGACCCCAAGTCTTTAGTGGGTGTACAGAAGCTTGCCGCCGCAAATTCTAACGTGGCCACTAGACATATCTTGTTATCATCTATGTTTTTAACAACCGAGGTTGCGGAAGCATTGTCCCTACGCATTTCAGACATATTGGAATATTCTCCAACGGCTGACGCATTTGTTCAGTCCATAGGTGCTCATAATGTCGCTACGTTAAAAGAGATGTCTGAGCTACACCTTTACGACTTTGGTATATTCTTAGAGCTTGAACCTGACGAAGAGGAGAAGCAGATGCTGGAAAATAATATACAAACAGCCTTGGCTCAGCAGCTAATAGATTTAGATGACGCTATAGATGTCAGGGAGGTTAGGAACGTTAAGCTAGCCAACCAGCTGTTAAAGATAAAGCGCAAGAAGAAGCAGGACCGTGATCAAAAGCGTGAGCAAGACAATATGAAAGCTCAAGCTGAAGCGAACTCTCAAGCGCAGCGTTCTATCGCTGAGATAGAGATGCAAAAGAATCAAGCCAAGGCTCAAAACGATATTCAACTAGAATCCGTTAAAGGGCAAACAAAGCTTAACCACCTCCAGGAAGAGGTTAGATTAAAGAAAGAGCTAATGCAGTTTGAGTTCGACCTCAACACTTCCCTGCGTGATCAAGAACGCGACTCGACCGAGAAAATTGAAGGAATGAAAGAGGCGGGTAAAGATAAGCGAGAAAATGTCAAGGCGGGCGGTAAAAAGTTTGAGTCTTCAGGTAATGATATACTAGGAGGCGGGATGGGTTTAGACAAGTTCAGCCCACAAATAGGTAATTAATTATATAATATTTTATTATGGCTAAAGCTAAAAAAGAAGAGGTGACTGAAGAGATCATCCAAGAAACTCCTCCTGTTGTAGAGGTTGCTGAGGAGCAAGTACCAGAAGCAGATTTAAGCAAGTTCGAAAGCAAAGACGACGATGGTGTCATTAAAGTAGACTTAAGCAACCCAGTAGCAGATGAATCTCAGACAGATCTCGAAGAGAGTATTGAGCAGGTTACACAAGAAGAGGTCTCTAACGAAGAGGTGCCAACCCTTGAGGAAGTTACTGAGGAGGAGGCTGTCACAGAGGAAGACGTAGCAGAAGCCCTTGACGCAAACGAGGAGACTGGAAAAGCTATACCCGAAAACGTTCAGAAGTTGATGGACTTCATGGATGAAACGGGTGGAGATCTAGCCGATTACGTTAACCTCAACCGAGATGTCAAGGATTTAGACAATCAAGAGGCCTTGCTTGAATACTACAAAAGAACTAAACCTCATCTAGACTCGGAGGAGATAAACTTCCTTATGGAAGATAACTTCTCATTTGACGAGGACGTAGATGATGAAAGAGATATTAAACGAAAAAAGTTGGCCCTCAAAGAGCAAGTTGCCGAGGCCAAGACCTACTTAGACGGGGAAAAGTCTAAATACTATGAAGAGATTAAAGCAGGAAGCAAGCTCACAACTGAGCAGCAGAAAGCGATAAATTTCTTCGACCGATACAATAAAGAGTCAGAGCAGACGCAA